GGTTTACCTCGCAAAACTACGAAGCATCCATGCATGTTTTTGGTGAGCAGATAAAAGGTCTTGTAAGAAGTTTGAAATTGCAGGTTCATTTGCGCTTTCAGCCAAAACAATGCCAGCACGAAGTTGAATAATGTATTTGTCATTGTCGTTTTTTAAAATAGATAACATTTCTAGTGCATCAGGAACGGTATCAGTTTCTTCTAGGGCAGATAATTCTAACATACGACTTAACCCTGTCGGCGCATATGCATCCAACTGTCTAATATGTTCGGCAATATCATCTGTTTGACCAAAAACAGAATCATAAAATTCATTTAAATAAGAATGATACTGAGCAAAATCTGGACCTTCTACATTCCAATGAAAAGTGTGTCCTTTAAAGTACAAAACAAAATTTGTACCTAAAATAACTTTAAGTTGTTCAATTAATTTTTCCATGGTAAACCTTATTTATTTGTTTTCAATAATTTAACTAATTCTGCGGTAGAACCCACAAAAACTGCTTTATCAACATTAACATTCTTTACGCTTGATGTTTCTTGTGGATTTAAATCTTTTTTTCGTTTTTGTATTTCTAATAAATCTTTATTTAAATCTGCCAAATTTTTAATTAATCCTGCAGCAACTTCATATGCCCTTGGATGTTCGGACTCTTTGGCAACATGCAAAAGTTGGTCCATTGCCTGATTACCTTTTTCAATCAGTCCTCTTATATTACTTCTGGCAAAATCCGCATCATCTTCTACTGGAGTTTGTGTGGAAACAATTTGTGTTTGTTCCAATTCAGTTTCAACCAATTCGAAATTGATTGGTTCAATGTTTAGTGTTTCGGATAGTTTATCATTCAACTTTTTCATAAATTATTTGGCCATTCAACAATACTATCAGAGAATCCAAACTCATCATCTGGTTCTGAATTTTGAGGGATTGGTATTGTTGTAATGGTCACCGCCTTTAATGGCGAAATATCAACGGCATCAATTGTATAAACTGCCTTAGAATAATCACCTTTCACAACATCACCAATAGAAAGAATTTTATTTAGATTACCTACAATCAACATTCCTGTGTTTGAATTACTAAAATAAACAACATCACCAGAAATGCCTTTAGAATCGACTCGGACTGTTTCACCAGTTGTAAAATAGTTGTTTCCGTTTGCATAGTCTACACTAACTTTTTGTGCGGTTCGGTTTTGTTCTTCTATGTAAATGTTTGTTTTTACACTACCAAAAGAATTTGCAGTATTACTAAATGCACCAATAAGTCCACTTGGTGCTTTCACAGCAGGCCAAATATAACCTTTGACTGTAAATTCTAAATCCCATGTAATTAGGCGAGTTGTCATCATATCGCCTTCATAATCTGTTGTAGTATTAACAGAATTTAATATGATCGGCAAATCATATTTTTGGTCCATACTAGGAATAAAGTCAACAGTAACAGTAAAATCTGGCGTGAAAAACGGAAGAATTTGTTCTAATATTTGTGTTCCGTCTTCGGTGTTTCTAACATAAACAGATAGCGAAAAGTTAAAATCATACGGTATTGGTGCATATTGAACATTCAAACCGCCATTAGAATTTTGTGAAAAATTTTGTAATGTTGAAATTTGTTTTCTACCGGAATCATATGACATTCCGGTAAGTTCAAAAGAAATTCTTGGAACAACTGTTGCAACAGATTTGGTTAAATCCGGATCAGAAGTAATTCTGGTAAGATATTTTTCTTTGGCACCATAAGATAATGGCACACGAAGTTTTTCGTATGCGGTTGTTCCCGCTTTATTGTAACGAACAATGTATAAATCATTGAACAAAGTACCAAACGCAACAACAACTTTGCGAATTGTCCTATTATAAAAATGTGCATTGCCTAACATTATGGTTCACCAAATGGATTATGTTCAGAAAAATCAATAATTGCGTCAGATTCGGTTTCAATTCTAGTATTATCGGCAATATCTTCAAAAATATTATTATCAAATACTGTATCATCCGGTAATCCACCAGTTGTATAATATGCACCGGATGTTGCGCCAATAGTATTTGAATTGTTTGCAAATGTTCCGTTTATTCTGTAAACATCTAATAATCTACCACCAGCAGTATTACTCCAAGAATAAACAATACCTGTTGCAGCTGCATTTGCTAATGTACCGTCTGTTGATTGGAAAACAATTTCATCATTTGCAAATCTACCAGAACCTGTTGATGCCAACATAGTAATTCTGCTTCTTGCATAATGATCACGAATTTGTTCATCAACCTCTTCAATACCAGTTGCAATAACTTCATTAGAAAATACGAGTTGTTTAAGTTTTAGTGCATAAACATAAACATTGCCTCCACGCCCACGACCTAATGTATGGAACATTGCTTGGTCGTTTTCGTGTTCTACGAATGTAATCTCAAAGAAATTTTGAACCAACGGAATATAGACCAAATCTCCTTCTCTTGGTCTAGAAATATTTGATGCACCAGTTGCATATTTAAATCTTCGGCGAGAAACTAGAAACGATACTTCATCTCGTATTTCAAGGCCAAATTTAGAAATAAAATCACCCTCACCTTCCATACCCGTAACATTCTCCAAATACATTTCAATTGGATATGCAGATGTATAAGATTTTAGTGTGTCTTCACCATACAAATAATCTACCGAATCTCTACTAGTTCTTGGTAAGTAAAAAACATCCATACCATGAATTTGCATGGCTTCAATAACCAAATCTTCCACCAGAAGTTGTTCTGATGTGATGTGATTGGCTGGAAAATTATTGAAATAGAAGTTGGTAGACATTCATCATCCAGTAAAGATTTCGCTCGGCAGACTGTTGAAGTTAAACATATCTTCTTCTATTTTGGCGATTTCTTCTACTGCCTCATCATAAATTTCTTTACCGTTTAATGATACACCGCCTGGCAACATGATACCGCCAAACTTTTTCATATTCTCACCCCATTGGCGTTTTATTAATGCGGTTGCATATTTTTTTAACCACCGGTCATCCCAAATGTCCGAGACACCGGCAAAAGTAACAGTTACATTATTAACATTAGAAGATAAAGGATCAACTAAAGTAATTTGTGTTGCGGAATTAATATTTCGAATTTGTTTTGATTCGGTACCAATTGTAATAAAATCATTTTCTATTACTTGTTGATCAAAAGTTGTGCCATAACCAATAAGCGTGTTTGATGTTGTATTGCCTGTTACCGTGCCAGTCAATGTGATTGTGTCTGGAACTAATTTGCGGTAACATTCGACAATAACATAATCACCTTCTTTAACCGAAGAACCCCATGCAACATCAAGCATCAATTTATTTTGGTGCCTGTTAAATCTAAATTGTGTCTTACCAGTAAACAATAAATTTAAAGTTTGAATATGTTGCATCGTTATTTCATAAGAAACATAACTTACTGATGTAAAATCGTACAAGTCATGTAATCTTAATTGATATCTCAAATCAAACATATTGATAGATGAATTTGAACCATCAATAGGAAGAACACCGGTAATTGATGTAACTGCATCTGGCGCATAAATCCAACGGCGAGAAATATCTTGTGCCGTAATTTTATGTTTCATATACATTTTTTCAACGCCGTTCCAATGATAGTCGTTAAAAAATGCCAATGCGTCATCGATGCGGTCTTCAATTTGGTCATCATCCACATTAATTTGGATAACAGGCCAACCTAAACGCCGCATACAATAATCTCTAAATTGTGTTCTGGTTTGTGGTGTTGCCATAATTGTTATTTATCCTAGTGCAATTGAGATGGCCAACACATCGCCAATTGTTGCAGCAGTAAACGCATTTGTTGAAATTGCAGAAATACGACCATTTGCATCAACTGTTACTGATGGTATAGCAGATGCGTTACCATAAGTTCCTGGAGTAACAGAAATTCCTGTAACATCTGTGTTCGCTTTTGCAAATGCTGCTTCTGCGGTAATATTAGCAGTATTTGCTTTACTAAATGCTGCCTCTGCGGTAATATTTGCGGTATTTGCTTTATTAAATGCCGCTTGACCAATAGTTGCTGAACCAAGTAAATCAGTACCAACACCTACAGCTGCACTATTCGCCATGTCAATAAAGACACCACGATTTGTTCCACCCGCTTCAAAAATTCTTAACTTGTTTTGGTAAACATCAATGTTAACATAACCACCTGCAAGAGTTGAATTTGTTGCGGCTGTTGCTAAATCTATCTGACCACCTTCATCACCTGATGATTGTGTAGATTTTATTGTTGTTGCTCTAAATTCACCAGATGATTTATTAATTGTTACCTGTGAAGTTGAGCCAAACGAACCGGCATCATTGAACTGAACTTCAGTAGTCAAACCGGCAGGTTGTGTGGTCCTGATTGATCCTAGTGTATTTGATGATGTCTTATAGTAAAGAATACCATCAGCGTAGTTAAGTGATAACTCGCCGTTTGCAATAACACCTAATGATGGGGTATTACCCGTTGCACCAGATTGTCTTAGTGCAATTGTAGTATTTGCCATTTAGAAGGATCCACCAGATGATAATGGTTCTGTATTTTCATTATCAATAGATCCTTCTTCTTGGTTAGTCTCCTCTACATTTTGTTCTAGTGTAATACCTAATTTTTTCTTTGCAGTTTTTGGTAACATTTCTTCCAACTTTGCAATATATTTTGTTTGTTCTTTTACTTTTTCTTGAGAATCAGTCAGACCATTAGTTAATCGTTCAATTTCTCGACTCTGTTCATTCAGAGAAGTTTGCATACGATATTTTTCTGCGTCTGATTTGTTTGCACTCTCAATAATTGTAACTTTATTATTTAACTCATTGGCCAAATTAGCATTTTCTTCACGCAACTTAACCAAACTATCTTTAACAATTTGAAAATCGGCAATTTGTTTTTTCAGTTCCTCCATTTGAGAATTTTGTTCACTCAAATAGGAAATTTGTGCCTGAAACAAAATGTTTTGTTTTACGACAGCAACAAAATTCTCAATTGCCGATTCATTATACTTCTCTAAAAACTTTATATCGTTCATAATAAAGACCTTTCATAATCTTAGAAATAACCACCGTTAAGGTGTGCAAATGTTGGAACTCCAGAAGCATTAATTTGTAGTACATGACCTTCGGTTGCAGAAGTCAACGCAGAAAGCGCACCTGTACCAGATGCATTGTCAGAAACAATAACACCTTTTGTGGAGAAAGATGATGCGCCTGTACCACCTCTTACAACACCTAATGTGCCAGATGTGATTTGTGATGTATCAATTGCAATCGCAGTATTTGTAATTGCAGAAACACGACCATAAACATCAGTTGTGATTACAGGAACATGTGATGCATTAGCATATGTTCCTGATGTGCCTGTATTAGCAAGAGATGCAAGAGATGTGCCATCGAATTGAACAATTGCACCAGTTGTGTATGAAGTTTGATTTGTACCACCACGGGAGATTGGCAATGTTCCACTTGTTATTTGTGAAGTGTCGATTGCAATTGCATTGTTTGTGATACTAGAAACACGACCATATTCATCGGTTACAACAGTCAAAGTTCTGTTAACTGCACCATATGTACCGGCAGTACCTGTGTTTGCGATACCAGACAAACGAGTACCATCAAAGAATACTAAGTTGCCTGTTGGGAAGAAGTTGGCGTTTGTACCACCATCAGAGATAGCAATGTTTGCGGTCAATCCGGAAACAGTACCACCAGTTAAGTTTGTAACTAATGTTGCAGTAGAGAACGCAAGTGTATTAACTGTATTACCAGCAGATGGTTTTTCTGTACCACCTGTTAAGAGTTTGAATCGACCAGAATCGGATGCGTCACGGAACAATGCAGTATATTTTGTTCCTGCATTTACATATGTACCAAAGAAACCAATGTCAAGTGCATCAGCGGCATTATTTGCAGAAAGTTCAATTAACGAATCTTCTGTGCGAACAGTTGTTACATCTTGAACGATTTCAGTTCCCATAACAACCAAATTACCTGTAAGAGCAAGGTCACCGGTAATAGATTGTGCGCCAGAATTTCTAAGAACAGTATTATCAACTGCAAAAGAAGCTTTGTCATTTGTAACGGCAGAAGTGATACCGTCACCGCCTTCAAAGTTCAATGTTCCGGATAACAGATTGACTGTATCGGTACCAGTATCACCGGAGAAAGTAAGTACGGTTGCAACTGATGTGTTAGATGCGGAAGTAATACGACCATCAACATCAACTGCAAATGTACCAATCTGGCCTGTACCACCATAGTTGCCTGCGGTTACGCCAGTGTTGGTTAGTTCCAGATTAAGTGTTACATCTTGAGAACCATTGAACGACACCGAGTTTGCATCAACATCACCTGTAACTGCAATAGTTCGTGCAGTTTGTAATATGGTCGCAGAGTTCGCATTACCAAATAAAGCAGCACGAACATAAGATGCGGAGAAAGCACCATCCGAATCTCGTTTAACAATTACATTGGATGTGTTCGAAGATGTTGCTTCGTCAACACGGTCAACATAGTATTTGCCACCGATGAGGATAGGATTTTGATTATTATCGCCAACATATAATTTACCGGAGGCATTTGAATATGCAGGTTCGGCAACATTAAGTGTGGTCGGCGTTGCGGTGACTTCGGACCACTTCAACTGTATGACAGTATTAGCCATTTGTTATTCCTTATTTTTAAAATGATCCACCATTGATGTTGGTGATATTATTTGATGTTAAATTTCCAATTGGTTTTACAATATACTTTGCTGCGGCCGCATCATAAACCAAAGTTTCACCTTCATCTGGATCCGTAGCATCAACATTTGTTAAATTTCCCAAAGAAACTGTTGTCTGAGGAGCAATTGTAACTGCTGAGACTATAGTTTTTGTCGGTCTAATTGTTACTTGTAAGGCTTCGTTGGGCATATATTACCTTGTAACAGAAGGAAGAACAGTAACAATACCTTCAATAATTCTAGTTTTAATTCCAGAACTACTTGTTAACAAAATATCATAAACATATCTACCGGGAGTAACATTTGAACTGGCCGCAGAATTCATTGCCATAGTAATTTGACCCGCTGCAGCATCAGAGATCGTCATTGTAAAACTGGTTGCAGTATTCGAATAGTATGATTTTCTCATTTGTGAGGCTACTGTATAACCAGACAAATTGAGAACACCACCTGAGGCATCTTTCAGGTCAAGGACTGTATTAAAATTAGCACCTTGTTCAAGGGTGAGTTCTACGTATCCTGAAATTTTAGTTCTCCTTGGTTTTTCTTTATTGTCTATTTAGTCAAATCAAATACCGACAATAAAAAACCCTGCACAAGGCAGGGTTAGCTTTATTATGTATTTTTTATGGTAAAAGATTTTTTAATTCTTCCACAGTTTGTGCTTCATTCATTTGCATCTGCAATTCTTCATACTTCTCACGAATGGCTTGGCGTTGTGCTTCTGCGTCATCTACTTGTCCGGGGATTTGCTTGGCAATGGCATCGTCATAGGGCTTGAATTCAGCTTCCCTAGCAGCACGGCGCTTGTCAT